TCCGACCTCCCCATAAAAATACGGTGAGCTTCCTCCGTACAGCCATAACGCTTGACAATCTTCCCGGCAAAAAGGCTCATTTCCTTATTGCGGCTTCCCTCTGTGATATTTTCCTTACTGCGGTCGAACTCAGCAAAATCCTGCTCGTCCAGGAATTCATCAATGGTTCTGCTGCCTTCATGCCAGATAATGTTTTCTGCCGGACAGCCGAATATAAATCTTGCGGCATCCATCGCACCATCATCGAAAAAAGGTGCGGCAGCATAAATCCTCTTTTTCAGTTCTGCACATTCCTCAGCTGTGCTGGTTTGCTTATGCGGAAAATACACATGGTGCCTTGGTCTTGCTGATTTATTGCCCTTGACATTTCCGTCATGGCGGCTGGGTACGATAACAAGGGAAACATCTGGGAAAATCTTCTGATACATTTCTGGGCGAATCCATTCCCTGGGATTTTCTGTCATGTCATTATCACAGTCCATCACATCGCAATCGCCGCAAATATAGCCAAGCACCGAACGGTGTGAGTTTTTATATTTTGCACTCACATGGTCACGGCAGATGGCCGCTTTAAAATCATCCTCATTATCAATTTCAGCCTTATTGGGATAAATGGTATTCTTCTCATTTCCCGTACAGTTTGCGGTATATAAAGTAAACTTCATCTTGCCGCCTCCTTCAAATCACTGCCAAAATAGCGCAGTCTGTAATTTTTTCTTTTGGCTCTCCTGATTTCGGCATCCATCCCGGCAGATATGGTTTCGCCAAACACCCATACTTCCGAGCAATGGCTCATCAGCACATTCCCAAAATGAAGTCCCAGTTCACGTTCCGTTAAATCGTTATCATTAAGAAACTGCGGAAACAGCAAATGCGGAGCAATGGGGATATACCCCTGCTCCACAGCAAATCGGCTGTACTTTCGTGCATTTGCAATGTTCCCGGTAATATCTCCGGAAAACGGGGAGCATACATACACAATCGGTCTGTATGCTCTTGCCGCTTTTGTTTCCTTCTCAATAGATGTCAGTGCTTCGTAGGTAGTTGGATCAGGATAGCCTTCGCTGTTATACCTGCTCACACCCACAAGCCGCACCTCCCATCAGCTTTCTGCTGCAGTTATCGCAAAGGACTGCTGTGCCAAACAGGTCAACATCACCATCTGCAAATACATCTGCAAGGTCGACCTGCACCTCCGAACCGCAGTGCGGACAGCGGCAGAATACATTTTCATCGTTGATTTCAATGGAAACCTCCATCGCATCATTCAGCTGTTCTTTCACATAAAACATCTTATTTGTCCTCCTCTAATTTGGTTTTGTACCATTCAAGATGGCGCTTTCTGTCTTCGTAAGCAGGGAATGCCACGAGCAGACCCACATCAACTTTCTGCAGGATTTCCAGCATTTCAATCTGTTCTTTGGTCAGATACGGTCTGATACTTTTGCCTTTTTCGATGTTATTGGCAAGTCTGAACTGTTTTGCCGTCATACCAAGAACAATGCGGTTTAACATATCGCACTCATTGCTGAAGTGATATGGCTTCGGCTTGTCATGGAGCAGCTTGATATTTTCGGTCAGAAGCGGAAACTCCTGTCTTGCGGATACCAGCGTTTTGATGAATTTCTCCATCTCGTTGAAACGCTTGATGTACAGTTCCTTAAATTTCAAAGCCTTTTGACCAGTGAACCCCATAACGAGAAGCACAAAGCCGTCTCTTGTCATGCAGTATGCTTTCTGTTTTCTTCCTCTGGAGTCACGGTAAGTAATACGCTCAAAATTGAGCGCATTAAATTCTTGGCTCAGACCCGAATCAGATGCTGTCAGTCTTTCGATTTCACGCACAACATTCTTGTGTTCCTTTTCAAATGCCTGTGCCACAAACAGGCTGTCTACTCTCGCAGTGTCATGGACATCGGCAAAGATGCCGTATTCGTCTTTGGGTATTAATTCTTTCATAAAAATACCGCCTTTCATAAAAGTAGGATCTTGCCCTCTGATAGTGAAAGGACAAAACCCTGCGTTTTAAGAACCGTATTTTTAATCTTTTTTATAGAAGTTGCATTCATACCCGTCAGCACGGAGAAGAAGCCCGGAAATCCAAGCCGGAGTCCTGCCCATCTGCTCACATATGGCATCAAGGGAAACCCCCATACTGCACTCAATAATCAATTCATCATGCACATGACCGCAGATAAAGCAGTGCGACAGGGTTCTCATGGAATGAGCCAAAATATCCCTGCTGATTGCTTGCACGATATTTTCGACAAACTTGGGACCATAACTTTCGATGCGTTCCCACTTTTTCGTACCTCCGACACCTTCATAGGTCACGGACTCACCACCGAAACGGTTCTCTCCCATACGAGGTTTCACATAGGAAAGCCGTCTGCCGCTTGGCAGCTGAATGAACAGCATCCCGCTCTGGTAGCGAAAGCGGATACCGTGTGTTTCTGTCGGCACTCTGTTTTTGACCGTATCCTTTACACAGCGGTCAACATCCCACCAGAACCTTACGATATTTGGATTGGCGGCTCTCCACGAATCCACAAGCGGCTGTAATTCCTCTTCGGAAAGTCCCATATCAAGGGCACCCATCGCCTTCAAAGCACCGACCGAACCGCCGTAGCCAAGAGCCAATTCAGCAATTTTGCCCTTTTGACGGAGATTTCCGTTGACACCATGCTTTTCCACCGGAACACCAAACATGGCTGATGCCGATGCACAATAAATATCCCCGTTATTTGCAAATACCTCTGTTCGCCAGTTTTCCTTTGCAAGATGCGACAGCACCCTTGCTTCAATTGCCGAGAAGTCCGCCACCACAAATTTCATGCCCGGTCTTGGCACAAAGGCAGTACGGATAAGCTGTGACAGGGTGTCCGGTATGTCATCGTATAAAAGTTCCATCGCATCATAATTGCCGGACTCCACCAGACCTCGTGCCTGTTTCAAATCCGGCATATGGTTTTGAGGTAGGTTTTGCAGCTGTATCATTCTGCCCGCCCATCGGCCACTGCGATTGGCCCCATAAAACTGAAACATCCCTCTGGCTCTGCCGTCCTCACAGACTGCATTCTGCATCGCCTGGTATTTTTTCACGGAGGACTTGGATAATTGCTGTCGCAGTTGCAGAACTTCCGCCAGTTCCTTCGGAGCAGTTTTGACCGCCTGTGCCACTTCCTTTTTGCCAAGGCTCTCCATCTCCAAGCCATTATCCGAGAGCCACTGCTTCATCTGCACCACAGAGTTAGGGTTATCAAGGTCAGTCAATTTCTGCATTTTCTCTGCCAACTCCGCCTTGGATTTTGCATCAAAAACGATGGCATTCTCCACCACCGCCATATCAAGAGCAATCCCTCGGTCATTGATTTCCTGGTCAAGGTGGTACTCATCCCACACAAAATCCGGCACAGGGAATTTTTTCAGTTTATCCTGTATGGACATCTCCACCTCCACATCTCTCTTGTTGTAGAAAACAAAGGTGTTCCATTTCTCCATATCATGCTCCGGCAGATTGCGTGTCCTGCCGCCGTTCACTTTGGTAGGCTTGCAGGGAACACAGAAATACCTTATGAGGTCTTTGCCTTCCTTCAGCTTCTGTTCTTCCAATCCAAGCACCGTGCCGGCTCCCGCAAGAGATAATGGCAGTCCCATGTATGCAGCCCATATCATGGAGCATTTCCAGGCAGAGGGGTCAAGGTAATCTCCGACAGTATCCTCGTCAATACTGTAACTGCGAAAATATGCCGGGTAGTTCCTTTGCAGCCACACCGACAAACAGATTCTCTCGAAAGCCGCATTAAATGCCCATTTGGTTACGGTATCATCGGTCAGTGCTTTGATAATCTCCATCGGAATTTTCTCTCCACGAGCAATATCAACAACCCTCACTTCTCCGCCATCAATCGCATAACCAAACAGCAGAATTTCAAAGTTGGAACTTTCAGCATAACGATACACACCGCATTTCTGTAAATTCACATCAGAATAGGTTTCTAAATCTATGCTAATCTCTTGCACCAGAAAGCACCTCCATTTCCGAATTTTTTCTCGCATTTACTGCATCCTCAAGGGTTTTAAACCAACCAATATAGCGTCCACAAATTGAAACTGCATAGCCGCCTTCATGTTTGTACACGCCTTTCGTACCTGTTTTATTATCCCTACGAATGGGTCTTCTGAAATCTATCTTTCCATTTTCATATGCGTGTTTCATATTCTGCCTATGTGAAACCCACTCTAAATTACACACTCGGTTATCCGCTTTATCTAAGTTAATATGATTTATACAGCAATTGTTCTTTGATTGTGGCTCGCCCAAGAACACAAGCCCAACCAATCTGTGTACATAAAATCTCTTTTTATTCCCGTTGATATCTGAAAGTTGAATAGCACGGTATCCAAACCCCGATCTTACACTTTTACGGATGATATTATTTCTAAGGCTGTAGATATTTCCGTAATTGCTTATTTGATACAATCTTTCATATCCGGGTATATCCTTCCAAATTTCATCTGACATATGTTTTCACTCCTTCATATAAGCAAGGCGGCGAAGAATACACCTCCGCCGCCCGCTGTCATTTATTCTGCCTTATCAGCAGACTCTTCATTTTTCTTACGCTTTTTCTCCTTGTGCTTGTCAATGGCACACTTGATGAGGAATCCCACATTTGCAATGAGAGTACCCATCACGGCACCGAAACACACGGAGAGCATCATACCCTGAACTGTTGTCATAGTAAGCCGTCCTCCTTATGCGAGAAAATCATCATCCGCATCGGTAGCAAAATCGTCCTCGGCACGGCTCTTTCCGCCAAGCGGCTCTCCGTCCTTAATCTTCTGAAGATTATTCAAACCACAGGCGATACCCTTATTGCCGTTGGAATTGAAGGCATAGAAGTTGATGGATGCACGGCCATATACACCGCTGTACACCTCACTGCGGTCAAGAATCGGCTGACGGTCTGCGTCAACAATACCGGGAGCAGTTGCGGAATTTGCGTTGACGAAGTAGCATCCTGCATACGCTACATCGTCGGGTCTTTCCAAATCTCCATCTCTTAAAGGCGTTTTCAAAATAGAAAGAGCAGGTACACTCTTGCCATTGCCCTTCAGCTTGGACTCTCCTTCTTCATAAGCAGACTGGATGGCTGCCTTAATCTTGTTTACCGTTGCGGTATCAGACTTCGGAATAATAAGGCTCACACTGTACTTCGGTGCGCCACCGTTGATGGATTTCGGATCCCACACATTTGCGTAAGACCAACGAGTATTGACTCCTGTGATTACCTTGGTAGGGTTTGTGTAATTCTTTGACATATTAGTTGTCCTCCTTAAAATCGTTAGCCGCTGTATTCATTGCCGGACGCTTGTCCGACATAGGTACCAATGTTGGCTTGCCCTGCGGTTTTTCAATAAACCCGGAGAGCAGTTCTTCAAATTTTGTCTTGCCGAGCAGTTTGGTCATTGCGGTAATACCCAGAACCTTATGTTCAAACGGGTCGTAGCCTGCATTCTTAACCGTATCCGCCACGGCTGTTTCGTTTACATATTTCCTGTTGGAGCGACCTTCGACAATCTTCCAGTCTTTCCACTGCTTGCCGCTGACTGCCTGCTGCAATGCATATTCCTTGACATCGCCCGCCCAGGATACCAGCGCGTCTGCTTTTGCTAAAATGGCCTCTATCTCATCGTCTTCAAGGGTGGAAGGCATTTCAAAATCATAACGAGCAAGTTCCAGGTTATATTCGGCTCTCTTGCGGCACTTGGCTTTAACCTTACAGAACTGGCAGTGGTCTCCGGCTTTGTATTCGCCTTCGCCCTTGGCTGCAAGCTGTGCGGTCGGAGCAAGCACCTCATCCGCCCATTTCAGAAGTTCTTCCTTGGAAATGGTGTATGTGCTGACACTGTCACGTCTTGGCTGGAAGATGGTCATGGTCACCGAGTCGATATCATAAATGCTGTCGAAAAGCTGTAGGGCTCCCAATGCGTAACACATCATCTGCGGGTTCTTTTCTGCTTCCAGCAAAATTCCGACACCATATTTGAAATCGATAACCGTGAGGGTTTCATCTGCCACAATCACACAGTCCCCGGTGCCGAACCCCTGCGGTACCCACTTGGAAAAATCAAGGCGCTGTTCAATCAGAACGATTGGGTCTTTACATTTTTCCTTTGCCACCGCAAGCTGCTCCATCACATACTGAGCATACATATCGGAACAGTCTGCCATCTCTTCATCAAAGAACGTTAAATTCTCTGTAGGGTCTTTCGACTGCTGCCCCAGTGCTGTTTTCAGCTTATGTTCGCAAAGGCTGTGGGCATCCGTACCCTGCATGGCGAACTCACTCGGTGCATCTCCGGCAGTGGAACAGAGGAGAGCCGAAGGCGGACATTCCAACCACCTGTGACTGGAAGATGCTGATAATACTGCGTGTTTATCTGGCATTGCCAAGCACCTCCACTTCAGCAAGCAGTGCTTTATATTCTGCCGGGTTGACCTCCGACAGTTTTTCCACACCGTGCTTATTCAGGATTGCTTTGACCTCTTCCGTAAAACCGCTGCGGGATTTGTCCGCACACACGGCGCGTACATCTTCCAATGTGAGTGTCTTTTCCTCCGACACTTCCGACTTCGACTCTTCAGCAGCCTTCTTCTTAGCAGCACTCTTTTTTGCAGGCTGCTTTTCTTCTTCCGCCGAACCGCTGAATAAATCAGCCAAACCTTCCGAAAGACCGACAAGCGTTTCTCCGCATTTGCGAAGTTCCTCAACGAGCATGGACAATTCGTTCATTTTTCCCATTCAGGCTTCCTCCTTCCATATTCAGTTTTTCTCTGCCGCTGACTGCTGTTATACGGTCAGCGATTCTTTTTGACACGACACTGATTGCGATAAGCACATCAGATAACTCACGGTCGAGTTCCTGACTGCTGCAGCCGCTCGTACCTGTTCTGCATCTGGTTGTCATCATGTTTGACACCGTCCTTTCCGAGCGACTTTACTGCCCCTCTGAGAGTGAAAGGACATCCGGGCCTGTTTTGAGAACCGCAGTTTTGAAAAAATTTTTCTTGACAAAAAAATGAAAGCGGAGTATAATAATTAAAGTTCAAAAACGAACAGTTCAAAATGAAAGAAGGTGTGCTTGTGATAAATTATTTTGCACATTGTATTGATGTTGAAGAATTGTATAAAAACGAGGTAACTGCGGTCTGCGAAAAATACGGATTGACCTATATGGAGTTTACAGTTCTTATGTTTTTAGCAAATAATCCTCAGTATGATACAGCTACGCAAATTGTTAAGTATCGTCATCTTGCAAAATCTCATGTATCTGTTTCCATTCGTTCCTTACAGGAAAGAGGATTGATTTTAGGGGAACATAAGAGAGGAAACCACAGAACCATTCATTTAAGTGTGGCTGACAAAGCAAGAGACATCATTGCGGATGGGCGTGCGGCACAGAACAAATTTTGTGAAATAGTATTTGCAGGATTTTCAAAGGAAGAAATGGAAAAGCTGCAACAGTTTACAGAGCAGGTAAACAGAAATATCAAGGAATATACGAACAGTTAGGAGATGTTTACAGTGGAAAATAACAAGGATTTTTTAGGTACGCAGCCCGTTGGAAAACTGCTTTTTAAGTTGGCAATTCCTACGGTGAT